CGCAACATCTCGCCACAGATGAAGTTGAATGCTTACCAGACTAAGTCGATGGTATCCCATGTACCTAAGGAAGCACTTGATGCCCATAAAGACATCATTGCCCCTTTCCTTACTGAATACTTGAATACCACCGTTGACCGAAATGTTGAGCCGATGCACATTGTTCCGACACCCCTCATGACGCAGGTTGCGTTCGATACTCCCGATCCTAGTGATAAGCCAGTGTTGACCGCTTTTGCTAAGCCGTTTGGTGTGCCGCCTGCGTTCGTTCCAGTTAAGAATAAAGCATCGTCTGATCAATCAATCATAGGCCGAGTGCTACTTCCGCGTGAGCAGGTCCAGACAATCCTTGGTGAATTCAAGATGACTCCACTCAAGCAGCAATGCATGGAGGAGTTTGTGCGCCGCCTCATCCCAGAGCCGCACCTTGCAATTCCCTACGATTTTCAGGCCGTTGCTGAAAAGCAGATCAAACCCGGGCAAAAGCGCGATTTGCTTGAGTCCGGTTTGTTGGGTGTTGTTGGACGCATCGTTAAGACATTTATGAAAGCCGAAGCTTATGGTAAGCCCACGGACCCGCGCAACATTTCCACGTTCAATGCCAAGACAAAGGTTGAATATGCCCATTACATCTATCCTCTCATGGATCATATGAAGCAATTCGCCTTTTATGCCTTTGGCAGGACCCCACGTGAAGTTGCGGAACGTGTTGCTGGCATTTGCTTCGCATCGGACATTGTTGCCTGCCCAGATATCCATCGTATGGACGGGTTTGTCAACAATTTCTGCCGCCAACTTGAGAAAGCTGTTGGGTGCCGATTTTTCGCACCTAGCTATGTTAGCGGATTTGTCGAAGCGCATGACCTCTCGCATGGGAACGTGGGTGTCACAACCCATGGCCTCCGCTATGAGCAAGAAGACTCACGCGGATCAGGTGAAATGGGCACTTCTGTTTGGAACACCATCCTGAACCTTTTCATGGTGTTCTATGCCAAAGTGCTCTCCAACGGAAGAGACTATGATGGTGCTTGGAAGCATATCGTTGAACTTGTCATTGCAGGAGGCGACGACGGTTTAGTTGGAAATTTAGGGGATGAGATCCTAGTCCGCGCTGCACGCGATCTGGGGTTTATCCTTAAGTGCCCAATCTATTCCCGAGACTCCCTTGACATTGGTGTCAATTTTCTTGCTCGCATCTACGGTCCTCACGTTTGGTCCGGCGACCCCAACTCTATGTGCTCTTTGCGCAGACAGATGGAGAAGCTACACTTGACCGTTTCAGTGCCAATCTCGCCATCCCAGAAGCTGTTCGAAAAAGCTCTGTCGTTCTCTTACACCGATTCCCAGACACCATTGCTGGGGAAACTGTGTGCCGCTGTCATGCGTGCCCTCCCAGGTTACACCACCACCAACACCATCATTCGATGGGGTGATGATGCACCAAAGGAAGATCAGTATCCCAATAACACCGATGACTGGATGGATGAAGTCGCTGCAATGGAGCTCCCCCTCACCAACTCTCCTGACTTTACGGCCTGGTTAGATTCGATGCCATCGATCGACGAGTTGCTAAACTGCCCTGTCTTCTATGAGGAAGGGCGTGAGTTCACGTACGATGAGTACGATCCCACACCAGGTTTAGTGATCAAGCGAACTTTGGACGTCCTAGTGCCTAAGAAGAAGAAGATGCGCCCAGCAGGCGTTTCACCCCCTGACCGCAACGCCCTCTCTCTTGAGGATGTTGATTTGTCTAAGGTGAAGTTCATGAGGGATCTGGACGAAGATGTGAAGAAGGAATAATCAGCTGACTGGGGCTCGTCGGGGGAGTTTGTGGAAACTCCCCCGTTCGTTTCATTGAAACTTTGACGTATACCCCTGATAATCGAACTAATCTAAGCTCAATCACTAAGATGCCTGTTAAGGTTGGAAAGTTTCGCAAGATCAAGTCTAAGAAGAAGACGGTCCCCGCACCTGTCAAGACTAATGTACTTGCTAACAACGTTTCGCCCAGGCCAATTGTGCCCAGAGCTCGCCCAAAGATGAACCCGTCTGGATCAACCGACCATGCCAAACATGTGCATAGTGTCTGTGCTTTGACCAACCCGTTCTGTCCTGCGGCTAAAGGATCCAAGTGGCCTGACGGCACGCAAGGCAACTCTATGACCCAACAGTTTCGCGGTAATCTTACGATTTCATCGCTCGCTGCTGGTAATAATGCTGTTGTTTTTGCCTCTGCTGCACCATACGGATACCTTGCAGGTACTAGCTCCACAGCTACTGTTGTGACATTCCCCGCCAATTATATCTGGTACAAGGACACCTCTCTCCTTGCCACTTATGGTGTCGAATACCGCATTGTTAGCTTTGGGGTGATCTTTCGGTGTGTCGCCTCTGCCACCAGTGCTGCTGGTCTCTTAACGATCGGCACAGCTGTCGCCCCTGCTGGCGGCACCTCCCTGACACTCGGGCAAGAAGCGTACTCTGAAGTACAAGTCGTTGCCATACAACCCGGTATGGAAATCACATGGATTGCACAACCACGTGGCTCTGGAGCCCGTGAGTTCATCCCTCAGTCTACTGCGACAGTCGTTACCAATGACTGGACCAATTGCATCATGGAGATTGCTGGCGCTCCCGCCTCAACTGCTCTCATCAATGCTGAATGGTTCATGAACATTGAGTTTACGTTACCAACGAACTCTGACTTGGCACCACTTGCTAAGCAGAATCCTCCGAAGGTTGTCCATGCTGAGACCGCTGTGTCCACTGTGCATACTATGCTCGGAAGTTTCCTTAAAGGCGGCGTTAGCACCATTGAAGGAACAATTAAAGAAGCTGCCTCTGCTGCAGTCGCTTCGTTTACCGCCAACCCTCTTGGCGCTCTGGGAAGTTTGTTCGCTTTGTTTTAGCTTAACCCACCAACTGTTA